TTATTGTATTTGTTCATTTTCTTTTACTTCCTTTCCTAATCGTTTTTCGCCCTTTGATGTGAGGGCAGTTATAAATCCGTCCATTTTCTTATTGAACACAAATGTTTCAATTGTCGGCAAATCTTCAAACGGAGTTTTAATTGTGTACTTATCGCCTGCCTCAAGCCACCAATACGAAAACAGCTTAATTTTTGTCGGGCGGTATTTATATACATCACCAAAAAAATTAACAGAATTATATTTTGTGCCGATATCACTTGCTGTTGTTCTGCACCTCATCAAAATGTTATCGGAAACATACCACGAAAAATCGTTACTGTTGCCATACAAAAACACTTTTTTATCAGCAAACTTAGCACTGTACATACGGATAGGCTCAAGTTCGTAATCTTCAAAGGATAAATCTTTGTACGAATCGATTGTTTCAACGGAAGATTGAGAATACAGCCTTTTAAAACGCATTTTTCCGTCGGCATCTATAACGGCAAAGCTCAAAGTTAATTCTGCATAAGCTTGGATTAAATCTGACAAGGTAATGTCCTTTATAACCTTTTCCACGCAGGTATCATCAAATTTCAGCGGTACACTAAAGATAGATAAGCTCGGCGGTGAAACCCCTGTAATTGCATAATCTTTGGCAAATTCTGCGATTATTGAATAAAAGCTCTTAAAATTATCGTCTTTTTGATAGTGCGCATAACCATAGTTCTCTTTGCCTCCAAACCACAAAGACATATCCACCTTTGACATATCATAAAAAGCGTCATAGGCTGTGATTTTGACGATGTTACGCTGTTTTTTATCTCTTTGAGCCGACTGAATTTTACCGTAGAAAACAGGACATTCAACCGTTCCTGTTTCGGCAGGACAAATAAGAGTATTTGACGGGTACAAATCATCTGACGGATACAGCTCCGATTCAAGATATGTTGCCGTTATGATGACCTGTACCGTCTTTCCTATCAAAGCCGAGCAATCATAATCAATGAGTTTCACGCTCATTTCAGAGGCTATGCAACCGCCGAATTTCAATTCTTTTTCAACGATTTCATTTTCAAGCGAAAAACTGTTAAGCACGATACTTTCACCGGTTATATCCTCAAAACTGCCGTCAGGAGAATGCAGGGCAACGGTGTTGTAAAGTGTGTTTGTTTTCAGCTTATCAGCAATTTCTTTAGATACAAGCATTTTTAAGAATCACCCCTTAATACTCAATCAGCTCAACCGTAATCGGCTGATAGGTTATATCACTTTTTTCGGCGGTCATTACGGTATATTCGATATCAGGAATATAAAAATAAGAGGTGTAATAGCTGTTCGTTTCATCGTTCCAATAAGTTACCCTGCACTTTCTCTGTAACTTATTCGCCATTGAGAGGTTGATAATCGACTGAAAATCAATCTTTTCGTCAAGATGAAGAATGTGAGTTGAAAACGAAATTTTTGTTTTGTAATTTGACAGCGTTGCTCTTTGAAGTGTACCGTTCTGATCTCGTTCCGCAGAAGTCTCAAGCCGCTGATTCGGAGTTGATGAAAATGCGGTAATGTACTTATTCGGCATTATGTTGTTGCCGAATTTAAGCAACCAGCCGTTGTAATTTGACATATCATCCCCCCTTTTATGTAAATGCGGATTTACCGTTGTGTCTGCGTCTGTAAAGTTCGTCCTGTCTTACCATTTCTTCAAAGAGCGTTGAACCCTCAAGCTCGGCAGTAAACAAATAAGTGTTGCCGCCGTTGTTGCTGAAGATAATGAACATTTCATAAATGCGTTTAAGCAGGTCAAGAATTTGTGTGAGAATCACGGTATCCTGACCGCCCGAATTGTCGAGCATACCCTGCAACTTGTTGAGCGGAGAAATAACCTCAGGGTTACCGCTGTTAGCGCCTGCGTTATCGCCGACAACAGCAAGTGTCGGAGCTTTAACAATACCGCCTTTTGCAAATTTTCGTGCAGGTGATTCTGTGGGTTCTTCAAATCTCGGAATGAGAGGCGGATTTTCAGGCATTGAAAAGCTCCAATCCTGCCCGATGACAGAACCAATTGCCCCTGCAATTCCGCCGATTGCATTGATAACACCGGAAACAAAGTTATAAATACCCGTCCACAAGCCGTTAATACCGTCAATGATAGCATTTACAATAAATCTAAACACGGCACAAATACCATCCCAAATACCTTTGAAAAAGTCGTAAATACCTTGCCAAGCTTTTTTCCAATCTCCCGAAAAAACACCTGTGATAAAGTCAATAAGACCGCCGAATGTTTTCTGTATAGAGGTAACCAACCCACCGATAAATGTAAACACATTATCAAACACCCTTTTTACGGCATTGAAAACATTCTGAAATATAGGTCCCCAAAAGCTGACAAGCCAGTTTACAAACGGTGACAGGAAGTTATTCCACACGGTTGAAACACAGTCTGCAACCTTGCCGAAGAAATTTATCGCACCTTCAAAAACAGGCTTCAGCCAGTTTTCCCAAGCCGACTTTACGATTGCTACGATAAAATCCCACGCAGGCTTAATCCATTGATTGTAAACATTCATCAGGGTTGTGCCGATGTTGGTAAACATATTGCAGATATTCTGAAAAATCTGCTGTCCGTTGCCGTTCCACCAATTACTGATAATTGTTCCGATATCTCCGAAAATTTGACCGATAAAGTTAAACACATCTGCAAACTGCAATTGTAAATTTTCAAGAAATTCTGTGATTGTTGCACCGTCATTTTCTGTCCATTCAACAAGGCTTTCGGTTGCAGTTGAAAACGCACCCGAAACAACTTCACCGACTGAACCCGCAAAGGTTGTAAGACCGCTTAAAAGATTGGAAATTGATTCTTCCATTTGAGGGCGAACATTGTCAATTGCATTGCCTGCAAGTGTACCGAAATTATCAAAAAAGATTGAAAGGTTGTTATAGCCGTTTGTAAGATTGTTGCCTATGGCGTCGATAAAGCCGATAATCTTTTCCCTGTCTTTTGAAATCCACTTAGCAACACCGCCTGAAATGGTCTGAAACGACTTTCCGCCGATTGTCGCAACCGCTCCGAATGCAGAGCCGATTGCCCCGAGTTTTGCAGAACCGACCTTTTGCATTGTGCCGAATGCCTTTTGAACTATGGGAACAGCATTATCAAAAACGGTCTTGCAGTTCTTGCCTACAGCTGACCAATCGACCTTGTTAATACCTTTCTGTACATTCTCGACAAAGCCTTTGAATCCGCTTTTTTCGTATAGATTTTTGAATGCCCCCGAAAGGTTTTTGCTTGTGTCCTTGACAACATTCTTTGCAACAGCTCCGCCTGATGAACCGCCCGATGAGCTTTTTGATGAAGATGTATCTGACTTTGAAGAACTATCGGTACTTGAAAGCACATTCAGCTTGTCAAAGCCCGCTACACTTCTCTTTGCTTTTTCGGAACTTTTCTGAACATTATCAAGCGACTTTGAACTGTCATCTGCCGTATCCGTAAGGCTTTTGGCAGAATCGGACGCAGATTTGATATTGCTTGCGGTGTTGTTGCCTGTATCCCAGCCGAAGACCTTTGAAAGCGATTCAACCGCACCTTTGGCATATTCCGTTAAAGTTGCAAGTGCGGAACTCAACCGCTTTACAACCTGAGTTGCCACCTGAAGAATAGGTTGACCGACTACGGCAAGGAGCTGTTTCCAACTTTCTCTGAGGTTGCCTGTTACATTCTCCCAACCGTCTGCTTCACGGCTTGCCTGTCCCATAGCACCCGAAAGCTGATTAGCGTCCTTGACCATTTGCAAAAGCGTGAGCTGTTTCTGCGATTCCGACAAATCCGTAAATGACTTGCCATACAGCTTATTAGCCGCCGCATTTCGTGTGGTTTCGGTACAGGACAAACCGAGTGCGGCATCATTTTCAAAGTTGCCTTTGAGAAACGATTTCAGGCTTTCTGCGGTATCTTCAAGCGAACGGTCATAATATGCGGCACTGTCGGCTGTTACCTGCAAAGCCTCCTGCATCATACCCAAAGCACTTGAACTGTCCATTCCAGTAGTTTTTGCAAAGGCATAAATGCTTGTGCCGACGCCCTGCAATCGGGTTTCAAGAATACCGCTCTGATTGGCAACGCTCTGAATTGCTGATTCTGCCTGTGACTGCATTGTACCGAATGTCTGCTCAAACTGCGAATTTGCCGCCTTGACTTCCGCAGCCGATTCAATGCACTGCTGACCGAACTCCTTGATTTTGGCAACGGAAAGGGCGGCAACCACAACTGTACCGATTTTCTTAAACGAGGATGAAACCGAATTGCTTAACTGCTCACCGCTGCCTTTGATGTTTGAAAACTCTTTCTCGGTTTTCTGAGAAACGCCCTCCGCAACCTTTGAAAAGGACTGTTTCATATCCGTGCTTACATTTTCAAAATCTTTTGAAAGACTTGAAAACGCCGAATCAAACTTTTTTGTAATTGAATCGGAAATCTTATGCAATGTTTTAGAAATATCATCACCCGTAAGCCTGACATCAAGCTCAATTTCACCCGCCTTTGTCGCCATATTCACCACTTCCTTTCATTTTAGATTCTTTAAAAACAAGCATAAAAACAGCGCACACCGTTATGATGTACGCTAATAAAATTTTGCAAAAGAACAGCCACCCCGTTTGGAGTGGCTTTTTGTTTACAAGCTTGCAAAAAAGTTTTGAAATTCTGCAAGAACGGTGTTCATATCTTCGTCTGAATAGTGCTTTACATTCCTTGACCGCCATTTGTTGCGGATTTTATGCTGTGACGAAGTAAAGTTTTTCAAGACCTCTTTGTCGGTTTCAAGGCGAATTTGAACCGTTCTTGCAAGCGGTGTTTCGGGTCCTAAGCCTTGCAGAAGTGAGCAGAACTCATTCCAACTCATTTTAGCAAAATCCTTTGAATAAATGCTGACCCCGTACTCCGAGCGAAAGCTCGACACGATTAAATCAAAGTCATCAATCAGGTCGTAGCCGGGGTCTGAGCTTCCCCCTCGTCAGTCAAATCGCCTGTTGCAATTTTGGCAGATTCGCTGATAAGGGCGTTGAAATCGTGCATATTCAGCTTTAACTTTTCAATCTTTTCTCTCTCGGATTCATCAAAAAGAAGATGATACATTTCAATAACATCTTTACTTTTACCGTTGCCGTCCTCAAAAAGTGCCGCAACTTTGAGCATTGAAACTGCGTCATTGTTGATTGCAAGGTCAACATTTTTAACTCTGACACTCGGCTTTTCCTCAAAATTAAGCTTGTCTGTAATATCAATTAACTTTGACATAATCGTTCATTCCTTTCGTTTTTTAAGCGGCTGCTGTATATACGGGTTTGCCGTTTGACATAACTTCAAATTCAAGCGGAGCAACACCCGTACTTGCGCCTGCACCGTTTGATGTAACGGATACAACTGCATTTTTAAAGAGGACGGTTGCACCGTTAGGGAAGGTCCACATAAACGAAACTTCTGTCTTTCTGCCGTTTTCAAATGCAAGGGCGGCAATCTGGTCATTGCCTGCGTCACCGATTGTACGCTTGCCCTTTACCGAAATTGTGATTGACTTTGCTGTCATAAGCCTTGACTTCCAGCCCTCGTTTTCAAAGGCTGTCCATTCCTCGACACCGTTGTCAAATGCAACAGAAAATTCTTCGCAGTTAGCAATATTTGTCGTGGCGGATTCTGTTCCTGCCTTGCCAACCGCAAACTGATTTTCATAGCACGGGAATACTCCCGATTCAACTTTTGCCATAAAATTACTTCCTTTCGTAATAAAATTTAACTTCAATGACCTGCTCATACACACCCTTGTCGTCTGTTCCCACATCAACGGGTTCTTCCGTGAGCAGTTCGATTATATAGATTTTGTGTTCCTTAATTTCAACATTTTTAATGTCGTAAAGCGTTTCGTAAAGTCTGCGTGCAAACTCCTCGGTTTCTCTTGCGTTGTCGGTGTAATGGATAAGCAAAGACACGCTTATTGTATCGTAGGTGCTTTCACCGCCGATTGCCCTTGTGGGTGTTCCCGACTGCTTTAATGAATACACACCGATTGACCTGTCCTGCTTGTTGTCAAGTTTGCCGATGTAATAATGCTCGGCTGAGGTAACGCTTTTGAGCCAATCTCTGATGTCCGATAAGTAAATCAAAGTCCTGCTTCCTTTCTGTAAAATCTCACAAATGCCCGACTGCAAAAATTCTGCCGTGTACCACCCTCAAGCCACGGAGCAAACCATTTACCGCCTGCGGCAATGTTTTCCTTACGGCTGAAATTATACTCGGGATGAAAATACAACCGCCTTGCATACGGAGTGCTTGACACAATTTTAACCGTGCCGTTCCAACTCTGCGCACAATCTTCAAAGGTATTTTCGTTCTGAAGATTACCCGTATCAAACGGCATTACCTGCGTGTTTTTCACCTGTTTAAGAAGTGCGTCACCTGTCTGTTCAAGAGCCTGTTGCTTTGCCCTATCAAGCTGTTTTACAACAGGCATATTGAGTTTGATTTTTGATGATACCGAAAATCCCATTAAATCACATCCAATTCCGTAAAATTAACTTTGCCGTCGGGGTTGCGGTGTTTTGTACCCTGTACGATGTTTCGTTTTACGCCGTCAAGGATTACAAAGCCACCGCTTAAAGTGGGGCTGTCGGGAGCAATGTCGCCGTCAAAAAGCAAGACAGCCGACACCTGAACAATTTTCTGCTCTTTGGTATAGACCGTCTTTGCCTTTGACTGCATATTACACAAGGCAGAGCCACCGTGCAGGGTTGCTGACGGGTACAAGCTGTCGGAGGGATACAGATTTTTGCATTCAAACACGGTCAGGGGTGCTCCGTCTTCGGTAACACCCTCACCGTAGATTGTGACCTCGACAGGAGTTTTGCAGAACTGCTTTTTTACAAGTGACGGAAATTTCACGGTTTTCACGCACCTTTCAGATTGCAGGATAACAAAGTCCCGTTGATTTTAGCAACGCATAGAGGTCGGCAGGAATTGCCACTCCGCTGATACACATTAAATTCCAGCTTGCGCCAAATTCCATTGATGTGCCGTTGATTGAATAGCTTTTCAGATAGGAAGAAATCATATCGGCATTTTCTTCTTCAAAAGCAGTAAGTCTGCTATGCACTCTGCTGATGATTCTCTTCTGCATTTCCGAAAGCTTTTCAAAATCAATGCGGTTAAAAGTCAGAACATCAATGTGTTCGGCAGAGATAATACTGTTTTCATCTCCACCCTGATGTTCAATGTAATCGGCATACATAGATTTACTCCTTTGTGTCTGACTTGGTACTCTCTTTAAGTTTTTTGTTTTCGGCTTTGAGCTTTGAATTTTCTTTCTTCAAAGTATTGTAATCATCAACAGAAATTTTCTTGCCTAATCCATATTCTTTGATTTTGCCGTTGTCATCCTGAATATCATAACCACGGGATACATAAGTCTTAGCTTCCTCGTCTGTGTTGACTGTATATGACTTATTGTCTTTGATTGCTTTCATTTTTTCTCACCTCGCTTTAAGCCTCGGCATGAATGATTACGCCCTGCTTCATAAGTTCGTCAATGGCAAAAGTACCATTAACTTTTCTGTTCTGATATATATAATTATCAGCTGTTCGGCTGTCAGAACCTGGAGTATAGACATTGATATATGAATACTTAACTCTTGACACCTGTGCTTCCGGGTCAATAAGAATATAGTCAATCTGCTTAGCTGAGCTGTCAGCAACACAACCGTTTGTAAAATCAAACAAAGACTTCATTCTTGAGCTTGGCACTTCTACAATCTTATCAATATCATCAACGGAACGAACACGGCGGTCAATGCCCTTTGCGGAACTGATTTCAAGTGTTCTCTGAATACCCTCTGCATTCTTCAAAAGCTTTTTGTACTGTGGTGTCGCATAAAGAATAACCCTGTCGAGCGGTACACCCGCTTCGGCAAAAGCCTCAAGGTTATCGTCAAAATCTGCAAGCACATTCGCCGCAGTTAATGCAGTAGTTTTTACTGTTGCACCAACTCGCTTAGCTTCTGTATAAAGCTTGCTGTAAGTATAACAGTCGAGTTCAGGTATAGCCTGTGTTTTTTCAAAGCGTGTCTGAATATTTGCGATAGTCACTACCATATTTGTTTCGTCAACATCAATAGGGTCGATAGCAAACTCAATATCTCTGTCGTGGTCAAGGGATTTGGTTTCGTAACCGTTTGAATATGTACCCAAATTAAAACCGCCTGCACCTCGTGTATGGTCTTTATAACCGCTGACCGAGAGTTTCGGAATTTTAATATCCTTACCGTTGATAATCTGAATGTCAGAGTTTGAGTGGTAAAGGTCATCGCAAGTAAGGGCCTGACCATACAATTCTCTTAATACATTACTGAAAATAGTTGCGTATTCTAATACTGCCATAATTATTTACCTCTTTTCTTACTTTTTAGATTTGATGCCGAAAATTCCTCTTAAGGCATCTTCTGTTAAATTTTTGTCGCTGTTGCCGTCACCGCCGATTTTCTTAACTCCTGTGCCGTTCTCGGCAGGTTTGCCCTTGAGTGCGGGAATATCGTCAAGCACCTTTTTAACAGCCTCTGTCAGCTTTTCCGCATTGACCTTGCCGTCTGTCACAGCCTTTGAAAAGTCTGCAATTTTAAGCACATACGGAACGGTTGCAATGTCAACGCCCTGTTTTACGGCTTCGAGGGTTGCCGATTGGTTGACTTCTGCCATAAGTTTTGCGTTGTTTGCGGATTCAACTTCCGACTGCATTTTTGCAAAGTCGGGAGTGTTCTTGGCTTTCTGCTTTTTAAAAGCACCGATAGCCTCTTTCATCTCATCGGCTGACAATCCCTGCTCCTTAAAATATGACTTCAAAACGGTGTCCTCTGTCACGCTCTGTTTGCCTGTAATAAGGCTTGCGAGCTTGTCGTAATCAAAGGCAGGAGCGTTTCCCTGCGGTGCAGGTGTCGGTTCATTGGGGGTTGGTGTTGGATTTGGTTCTGCCATTTTTTTCATATCCTTTCAGTTTTTCGGGTGTCTCCCGTAATCAGTTTATAGAGTGTCTCTCTGTTTCAGTTTTGCACGGTGTCTCCCGTAGTTTAATGTCTTCGGACAATAAAAAAGCACCTTACATATTCGTAAAGTGCTTAATCCGCTTTTTCTGTTTTTTCTGTTTTAACTGCTTTGGCTCTCGGCTTTTTGGGAGCGTCAGGCTTGACCTCTTCTGCAAAACCGCCGTCAATGAGTTCCTTTGCTCTCTGCTCGGAGCATTCAAAAACTTCATTCACAGGTCGGGTTACATAGCCGTTCTGCCTGTCATTAAATGCTGTTGTTACTCTGATTTTCATTCTGTCACCACCTTTTCAATATTTTAAACTAGTCGATTTCGACCAGTTTAAATGCAATAAAAAAGCACTCTGATTTCTCAAAGTGCTGATTTGATGTGTTAAATTTTGTTACGGCAAGTTGCAGGCAAGTTAAACAACAAAACCGCCCTTTTTACGGAGCGGTTAGATTATGCCACTATCTTTTAGATATTGCATTTTTTGTTTCTCTCTAAGCTTACTGTAAAGTGCTTCGGCATCTTTAGCTTCTTGTGGAGCATCTTCACGCAAAGTGACATTTAAACCATTTGTTACAAGGTACGGCTTAAACGCATTCCATAGAGATTTTTGTTCTTCAGTTTGTATCAATCTCATACCATCATCACCCTAAAAGTTTGCTGACTCTGTACTCGTTATACACTTCATCCATAGCTTTATCTTTTAAGCATTCAAAAGCATACTCACTTATATCCTCTATATTATAACCGTTATTTATCAATTTTTCAACCTTTGGAGCATAAATTTTATTAAGGTAATCGCAATATTCAAAATAATCGTTAATACCTCCGAATTTTGCTCTGTAATTTTTAGCGTCTTGCCAATGAATCAGTTCGTGAAGAATTGTACTCAATCCGTCTTGCGGACAAGCCAAGTTTTCTTGTAAATCTGACAAATCACTTGTTGAAAAGTATGCTGAATTGACATTTAGAACATTTTGCATTGGCATATATGAAGCAATAGCATTTACTCGCATTTCTTCGGGAGTGACAATACAAATTTCAGGCTTTCCGCTTGTTTCAACCTCTCCGAGCATATCAAACGCTTTTCTCACTTGCATATCAAAATTATGAAGTTCTTTTCGTTTTAGCTTTACCTTATCTGAAATATAAACATTGTCACACAATGTATTTGCCTTGTGGGTATCAATTGTAATTGTTTCGCCCTCAATTTTGCGTTCAAAAGTTTTTGATATATCTTCTTCAAAAACAGGTCTGTAATATTTCTGTTCATTGGTGTTTAGTGAGAATTGCTTTGTCTTTTCTTCAAGCGTATTCGCTCTATCGTGCCACTCATCGGCTCGGGTTTGGGCTATTCGTTTATTGTCCTCATCAAGGCTGTATTCGGCACGGCGGTCAAAGCGTTCTGCCTGTCGCTGTGCATACTGCTGTTTTTCCTCAATTCCTCGCTGACGGTCAAGCTCTTTGATTTCATCTTCAGACAACGGTGCGTCCAAATCATCAAGTTCGGGATAATATGTACTTGTGCTGTCCTTACATCTTGGATGAAACAAACCGTTCTTGATTGCGGTTGAGAGAAGCGGATAGTTTCCGTCTGACTTTTTGCCGTTTGAATAAACATCGTCAATAAACACCTTGCCGATATATTTTGCACAATCGGGGCAACCGCCCTGTCTTGAATTCACAACAACGAGGGATACTCCCCATTCGGCTCGCTTTTCGCCCTCACCACGCAGATAGGCTCTTTTGTTGGCTGTTTTAACCGCCATATCCGCATAATCCGAGAGCGTGTGCCTTGCACCATTTTTGTATTCCACACAATTAAGACCTGCGTTGAGCATATCTTTACACGCCATATCAACGGCTTTTTCGTATGTAACCGCACCCGTGTTCATTGCAACCTGTGCGTTAAAAATCGCCTTGCGGTACTTGTCGTTGCTCATACGCAAAACCGCCGTTTCTGCCTTCTTTAAATCGTCTGTGGTCGATTTTATGAGTGCGTCAAGTTTACGGTCATTCACCTTAAAGAACTCGGCTGTGCTGTGTGCTGACGGCTTTTTCGGGGCTTTGAAACCGTCCTTGACAGCTTCAAGAATTTCTGCCTCCTGACTTGCATTTCCGTCAGCTTTGGCGGTGCGAATCATCTCTTCAACCTTGCCGTTAATGGTTTTGAAACGCCTGCCGAATTTCTTTGCGTTGTGCTTACGGTACTCTTCAAGACTTTTGAGCTGTTCAGCCTGCCATTGTGTCCAACAAAAATTATTTTTATCTTCTTCAACTCTATGATTTTTAAAATTTCTTATCATTGATGATATTAGTTCATTTTCAATTTTTTCGAATGCTTTTGAAATATCATAGTCCATTAATAATATCCGTTTCACCTATCGAATAACAAGAAAGAAGAGGCTGTCACAAATTAACTGCCTCTTCTTTCTTGTTTAATTATATTTCCAAATAAAGCCATATGCGGTTTTTGTTTTTCCTCTACAACATTTTACGATATGACTTTTATCTATTCCCAATGTTTCGCCCGCAACAGTTACACTATCCCACACCCTTAATAGATTTCCGAATTTATCATATTGTTTAACACTCTTATTTTGTTTCTCTAATTTTGTTCCGTAATGGTTATTGTATAAACTGGTACACCACTCAAGATTATTCACATTATTATTTTCTTTATTTTCGTCCTTATGATTTACTTGTGGATAGTTATTAGGGTTAGGAATAAATGCTTTTGCAACCAATCTATGTGCTTTGTATGATGTATACTTACCAGTTAATGGATTTTTGATACTGGTAACTAAGTAACCATCTTTATCTTTTTGCCATTTAAGAATTTTATTGCTTTCCCATTCAGTAAATTGATTTCTATATTTTTTTGTTCTTTTCAAACGACCTAAATTACTGATTTGATAATCTCCATTTAGTTCTTCAATATCTTTCCAAATTTCGTTATCCATATCATTTAGCCGCCTTTCTTATTTCAGCTTTTGCGGATTTTATGCCTTGGGCATAGCCGAATACGAATGCATCACAAATCATATCAAATACACTTGAATTGGTACGATAAATCTCATTGACATTATCGCAGCCCATATCGTAGTATGGATTAACAGTGCCACGAACACTTTCGATTACCTTTTTTACACTCTTTACACAAGCCATAATAAAAACTCCTATCAATTGTTTTGTTTGACAGAAGTAATCTTAAATGATATAATAGATTTCAGATAGAGATACTTCTGTCGGTTTTTTTAGAGTGTTGCAAACTTTGGTCGGTGGGCAACACTCTATTTCTTTTTATCAATTTCAGCTTTAACTAAGGCAATACCTTTATGTACTACATCTGACTTAGTAATATTAAGACTTTTAGCACATTCTTCAAGGGTATTATATGTATCAGCTGATAATCTGATTTCAAACCTTTTATCACGCTTATCTTGCGTAGGTCTGCCTTTAGGACACATTCTTTACACCTGCCTTATTTTGTCCGTACATATATAATACATTATGTACGGACATTTGTCAAGGTTTAATTAGAAAAATTTTTAAAATCAAGTCCTGCCAAATCATCGAATGATGAGGTTTCTTCTTCGCCTGCAATGCCCTGTTCTTCCTTAATTCTCTGCACCTCTTCGGCTTTCCAATCCTCCGACTTGCTGTCGCCGTAAAGCTCATCAACCGAGGTTTCAACTGACATCAAACCGCCCTGTCTTGCTTTTGACACGGTTTCAACCTGACTTTCAAAGCTCGGATTTGCATATTCGCCGAAGTTTACGGACACCTCTATTCCGTCAACAATTCCCTTGCCGTTAAGCTCACTGTCGGCATTAAGTACGGCAAGAACAAGGCTCTGTAAAGCGTTCTGCGTAATTTTCACAAGGTTTTGCCTTGTGTAAAGGGTTGTCTTTTCCTTTTCACGCTGAGCGTCTGCATTATCAAGCTTCTTCGTATCAATGCCGAGAGTTGACGGCGATATAATGCCCTGTAAGCAGAGGTCGAGGGCAGTAATGTATGAACTCAAATAGCTTTCGTGCTGAATCTGCGGACTTTCGGTGTAAATCCTGTTGCCGTTGCCGTTTTCGGACATATCGTTGCCCACGGTGATAAATCGGTTGTCAAACGGATTTGGCGACATCGGCTGACAGGTTTCGGGATTTCTCGGAACAAGGCAATCAGGCACATACTGCTTTGTTCGGCAGGCTCTAAGTGCGTCCATCCACTGTGACCACACTTCATCAAGGCTGTCGAAAGCGTCTGTTTTTATGCCGATAATGCCCGCACCTCTGCCCTTGTGGCACGATTTGCCGTAAAGGACAGGTACAGCCCACATATATGATTCGTCAAATGTAACGCCCTTTGAATCAATCCACGAAAGAGCGTCAACCGTGTGCAGGTCAATCTCTTTGCCGTTGTCATCATACAAAGCATAGTGAATATAGCCGTAACCGTATGTTTCTTCAAAACGGTAACGGCGGTGTTTTTGCGTGTAATCGGTGTAAAACTTAACCTCTCGGATTCTGCCACGCACATATGTAAAGTCGATGTTTTCGGCAGGATACCATTCAACAATCGGAACATCTGATACAGCCGTGTCAAAGCTGACCTTAAAAGCACCGTCACCGACAACACATAGGTCACGGAGCATTTGCTTAACCGTGTCGGACAGTTTGTTCTGCTTTTCAATGTCTTCCCAACGCTCTGCATAAGCGGTTGAATTTTTACTTGTAACATCTGTGCCGTTGTAGTCGGCAATTACGATATTCACAAGCGTTTCGCAGATGAGTGCCGGCAAGCCCGTGTGTATTTTACGGATTTCAAGCCCCTTTGTGCTTTTTGCCGCCCAAAACATAGTTTTGTTTGTATCAATCTGCCTGTACAGCTCCGCAAGCTGTCTGCTGTTGCCCCAATACCAAATGCGATTGATAAAGCACTCGGTCAGATGATTGCTTGTTTCGGTGACGGTAATTGTTTTGTCGCTTGCAGGAGTAATCTGCAAAAAGTTTTTAATTCCAGATCTGATAGATTCAGCCATTCTGTTAATCAGCCCCATTTATTTCACTTCCAATAATATTTTTAAACGGCAGCCACGCATATTGACCGCTGTTAATGCAATGGTCGTGACCGTCCTCGGGTGTGTTGTCTTTATCCTCTCGCCAGCTGTAAATTTCAAACTCGGCAATCGTGTTTTTACAATGTTCAAGCACAAAATAACAGTCGGTGGCAAGCCAGCCGAGTACAAGATTGATTCGGTCGATAATCTTCGTTTTCTTCCATGCATTTGCAAAGTCATAGACACAGCCGTGCTGTCGCTTATACTTTTGAAATTCGGTAATAGTCGCTTGGTCGGCGCTGTCAATAAAAGCCGTGCGTGCAAAGCCCCATTCATCACGGTTGCGGTCAAGAAAATCAATAAAATTCTTCACCGTGTCACTCGGGGCAATAGGCGTTTGCATTTCAGCGTTGTTATAAACTCTTTCATCAAGCTGAACACACTTGCCGTGATTGGTAATACCGTAAAATGTCATTGCGATAGTGTCAGGCGACTTCTGCGAATAGGCGGTATCAAGACCTGCGGTGAACTGAACAAAGTGTTCCGACTTGCGGTTACAGTTCAAAAACTTTCCTGCCCACTCTTTTGATTTGATATGTCTTGCCCTCTCAAAATTCGGGAACACAAGACCTGTTGCTCTGCCTCGCAAACCTAAGATTTTATTTTTATAGAGCTTTGTACCTTTCGGCGCAGAGTTCTTTTTCTTTTCAATCTGTTCGGGTGTAAGGCTTAAATTGTCGGCAAAAGAAAAGAACCAATACCGCCAATTCGGTACAGGTTCTTCGGTAAGCTCCGCCGTAATCTCTGGAGGAACATCATTTTCATATTTTTTAAAAGGACGGGAGCGGTTGACAAACTCCTTATACACAGGCAGGCTCGGATCATCGGGATTCAGCGTTGCAAGCATATAGTCATTACGGGTTGACATCTCTCGGATAAACTCGATATCGGCGGTGTTGATTTCGTCAATATAAACGCACCCAAACTGCGCACCGAGAACCATTTCCCACTTATCCCGACTGCTGTAACCGAGAATATAGATAATTTTGTCCTCAAACTTGATATGCGGCAGCTTGTAATCCTTGTCGCCGTTACCACAATAGACAGCGTTGCGGTGCAAGTCGAGAATACCGTTGTCCTGTTGAATTATAGTTTCCTCAGCCTTGCCCGTAGTTTTGGCGGCAATGGCGTGTATCTTCTTTTTACTTTGCGACACCATTCGCATAAACTTAACGCCTGCTCCGACGGTAGTTTTGCCGGACGCTGTAGTTCCTTCAAGAAATTCAGCCGACACATTTGTTGTGTTGATAAAGTCGATATACTTTTGCGATAGCGGGAATTTGTTACTCACTCAGTCCCTCACCGCCCAACTGCCTGAACACATCGGATAGCTTTTCGGACTGCTCAACCTTTGCGTCAACCTTAACGGTGTATTCGCCCGTCATCTTGTTGAGCGTGTCAATCGCCCTGATTCTGTCGGAAGTGTCCTGCTCAGCACTTCGGGCAATATCGGACAAAGCAACCTGTCTGTCCTTTGCACTCATAATGCGCTCGTCCTTGAGCTTATCGGAAAGCTCCTTGATGTATTTTGAAACTCCAACATTCTCCAACAATTCATACGCTCTTGCGTTTGCGTAATTTTCTGAATATCCTGCCTGTATCGCACTCTGAACGGTGTTACCGCTCTGCGCATAATATTCCGCAAACTTCCTCTGCCTTGCATTTAATTTGTCTTTCACGGTATCACCGCCCTTTCTTTTCCCTCACAACACAAAACCGCCCACAGCTGGAACTATGAGCGGTCTGTGCAATTTTTATCTTAGGAGAGTTCTACATATGTCCTGTTTGTCAAACTTTCATAATACCATTATACGCAGGGTGAGGGTGACATTCAATGACATTCCAAAATAATTTTACGAGAAATCGAACTTTTTTCGGAACGCCTGTAACGCTTCGCCGTGTAATCTCAGGGTATGCCTTACGCTCATTTCCATACTCTCGGCAATATCTTCCCACCTCTGACAATTTATGTAATACTCGGTCAAAATTGCAATGTAACGGTAATCGTCAAGTGCGTTGATTTTACTGCGGATTTCAGTTTTCAACCGCACAAGATTGTCAATTTCCCGATTGATTTCAGTCTGCAGGTCTGCAATCCTGTCAACAATCCGCATAGGGTCATTCACTCCCGATGTCTTAACAGGCTCGTTCTGCTTAACCGATACCTGTGCAATATTCAGCCTAAGTTTCGACAGCTCGTGTTCCTTCGTTCTGATCAGCTTATCCGAAACCCTGACCGAATATAAATAATCTTTAACTGTCAATCCGTATCACGCTCCTGTTTCATTTTTGCACCGCAATAGGGACAATATGGATACAAATCAATGTCCTCGTAAAAAGTGAGAAAGTTGCCACACTCAGAACATAAATAATTTGCATAACCGACACCCTCGCTGTCATATTCCCAACTTCCGTGCTTAATCTCTTGCATATCACACACGGTTGCTTCGTTGGGTTTACTACCGTCAACTTCGATTGCTTTTTCGGGATAATACATTTCAAAGGTTGGACACGATAAACCTTCACCGTTGTTATTACTACACAAAGGACAGTTGCTACACTTAATTTTACACAGTCCGTTCTTTGTTCTTTTCGTCATCCGCAACTTCTCGGTGAAGTAGTTTGTAGTTTTCGTACAATCAATCATTTTCTTTATTCTCCTTTAATTTTTCGGTTATTCTTTTGGTTAAGCCGTTTTCGTTGGTTAGGCATTCTAAGGCTTGGAGGGCATTGATTACGGTTTGCTCGTTGGTTTGGGACTGATACATCTTACGGACGAAGTCGGCGCTTTTCTTTACATTATCCATAATTCTTTGCGAAAGCATACGGTATTCGTCTGCGTCGTTTCTGTCACGCTTATACTCCGTTCTGAGCTTGTCCTGCCATTCAAGGCAGATGTTTATGTCCCAGCCTTTATGACGGTTGTTGTAGCCGACCTTTGCAAGCCTTGAAAAGTATTTATATTCGGGTGGCGGAAAGGATGAGTAATCAAGCTGACCGTCAATTGCTTTATCCTCAAGCTGTTCAAACACCTGTGGATTGTTAAAATCATATTTTTTCATATTACCTCCTGCGGAGGCTTGTGGTGGGTTTGGGGCTATTTTAAAGAACCCTTTCTATATATATAATATTAGTTTATTTTTCTTATACGAAAGGTTAGAAAAACCCGTAAACCCTCCTCAAGCTACCACACTAACAATCTTTATAAATTGAAATTCCGTTGAAATAATTGAAATTTCTTCCCTTTACCTTTTCAAATCGTTTGGCAAGTTCGGTGCTGAATTTGGTATTTGACATACAATATTCGTTGTTATCCCCTGCCCAGCTTGTATAGGCAGCATAGAGCGTGCTTGCCTGCACCGAACCCTCTAACACACATCTGTCTTCGATAAAGGCGGAAATGACATCCATTTCACGCTTGTACTCTCTCACGCTCTGAAGAACGGCAGACGGCATTTTCAAGCCCTCTCTCTGCCACAGAATACAGCCGTCGATACACCATTTGAAAATTGCGGTCATTTCGGCTTTGAGCTTATGCGTAAGGTTCTTATCAACCTTATCCTCGGGAATCTGAACATTGAACGGTATCATATGTATTCTTCTCCATATGCCCGTGTCGGTACCTCGGATAATCGGTTTATGGTTTGTCGCCATCCACAGCTTAAACTCGGGCTTGAACTCAAATTCCTCGCTGTACAGCTTTCTTGCCGTTACGGTATCGTCACCCGTAAGCTGTTTGAGAAGTCCCTCATTAATTCGCACGCCCTCGTTCGGCTCAACCGAGGTGACAAGCCTTGCACCCTTTAACCGTGCAATGTCGCTGTTTATGGCACTGCTCTGAGAGTTTCTTACCATGATTGTTTCAGGCTGAATGTTTGCGGCATAGTCGCCGAATACATCACGGATAACATCAATAAATGTACTCTTGCCGTTTCGTCCCGTACCGTAAAGGAAGAATGCGCATTGCTCGGCTGTTGAGCCTGTCAGACTGTAACCGACCGCCTTTTGAATGTAGCGAATAAGCTCCTTATCGCCTGCAAAAATATCGTCAAGGAATGCAAGCCAACGGGGACACTCTGCCGTTTGAGAACAGTCAACCGAAGTAATCTTTGTGAAATAATATTCGGGATTATGCGCCCTCACTTCGCCGTTTTTAAGGTTGATTATTCCGCTTGGGGTGTTTAATGCCATACGGTATTTATCCATTTGTGCCGGAAGTACGGGGATATGGTGTTCAACCTCGTTGAGCATTGCTTTTTTTGACTTATTGGAGCGGCTTGCTTTCATATGCTTTTCAAATGCTTTCGACATATCTCCGCCGCTTTCCTCATCAGCCTGCAAGTATAGCTTTGCCTCGGCTTTCATAGCCTCAACGCTCTTGTCTGCCATTCTTAACACAACGCCGATATTGTCAACACACCACTTCATAGAATTGTAGTAGTACCATTTTTTCTCTGTATAACAATACCTTACATTATCACCGAATAAATCAACAAACCTGTCAGCATTGCCCATATCGTCAAAGGTGTAGGCACGCATTTTTTCTTCGTCAACCGCTTGAACAGCCTTGCCGTTGCTGATTGAAATTGAATAATCGTTATGCTGTTTTGGGTTATAGGTCTGCGTACAGCCCGACACAGCCTTTTGCAGGGTTATAATGCCGTAGGTTGTGCCGGACTGCTTTCTGTCCCACTTGTCACGCATTAAGCCTGATTGTCTGAAAATCGAATCCATCTTGTCGGTATCGCAACCGCACCAGAACGCAAGCATATTGCAGAACGCCATATCAGCCTCGCTCTGTGACGCATAAGCCGAAAAATCACCGCTGTATAAGGCTCTGAAAAGATTGCCGTTTTTGGCATTGCAGGCAGCCCTTACGATATCGTCAACCGTATTGAGATTAGCCTCAATGTTACGGAGCTTTGGCTGTGGCTCTGTTGCCTTGCCGAGATATTTTGAATGTAATGGCTTTATGCTTTCGGTGCAATCGTTTATGTAGGCATATTCCGAGCAGTAATCGCCTGTCACAACGAAAAATCTGCCGTTTTCGTACATTTCAAAGCCGCCCGAATCATTCTTAGCCTTTCTTCTGCCCTCGGGAAGAGTTCCCTTACAGATTATGTGAACACCTGTTTTACTCTGCGAAAATTCGGTGTAGCTCTGCAAAGTGTTCACAAACTCGCTGATTATGTTGTCAGTTCCGCCGTTTTTGTAGTCCTCAATATCGTTTGGCATATCGTCAAGGTCAACACCGAAGAACGGTGAATTTGAGAACATAAAGCCTATGCCTGAATATTTGGCGGATTCTCTGACTGCTGTTTCAAAATCTGACCAAGTGTCCGAGTTATTCGGCATTGCAAAGCCACCCGTTCTTGGATTTATCGGTTTCTTTGAAATTCCGCTGTGCGATTTCGGATCGGGATATGACTGCCAGCACACCCAGTTTTTATAACCTTTCAATTCCTCGGGAACTGCAAAATATTTATTTTTATTTGGGTTTAAATTTGTAAAGCCCATTTTTTCACCTCCATATATAAGGAAAAACACGGTGAAAATTGCACTGTTTTATGCAATTCCCGAAGAATTTCTTTAAAATCAGAACGGCAAATCATCGTCAATCGGCATATCAACAAAGCTCTGATTTGCTGTCTGTGCAGGTGCATAACTCTGCTGTGGCTGTGCATAGGCTGTTGCCGTGCCGTTCTGCGACTGTTTGAAGGTATGCTTTACTGTCGGATACTTTGTAGGATTGAGCCAGCTGACTTCTTCTCTTTTTTTGCCGTTCCATTCGCCGTGCTTAACGGTTACACGAACAGGCTTTTTCACAAGCTCACCGAGGAACTGTTCAAGGCTGTCGTAATCCTTGCCGTCGGGAAGTCCTGCCGCCTTGCCGAGAGCCATAACCTGATTAAAGCCGTATCCGTTTACCTGCATATCGTTCTCGGTCGGTCCTATGCGTTTCCACAAGGTATGGAAGATATATCCGTTTTTATACCCCTGCTCAACATCGTTTCGGATAACGAACGAAATGTTCAGGCAGGTTTTTTCCTCGCCTTTTGAATTAGTGTAGTCACGCTCCTCTGCCTTTGCTATAAGACACTCATAATCGCCCTCGGGCTTGAGTGAATTAGGCTGTGCCGCCTCGCTCCAATTTGCTTTAAATCCCATAATTATTACTCCTTTATCACTAAATTTACAGCGTCCTCGGCACTTCTGCACACTCCTGCAACAGCACCGTTGAGTTTCATCATCTGTATGAATTTCTGCTGTTTTTCGGTAGGTCTGCCCTTGGGTGTTTTAACCTCGATAAAGACCGCCCTTCCGTCTGATTTTCTGACACCGAACAAATCTGAAAATCCGGGCGGAACTCCCGTATTGAAATATCTGCCGTCCTTTGTAAAGCCTGCACCTACATTTATACGGAAAATATCGCAGTACGGTGCAATTGCAATACGGATTTTGTTCTGAATTGCGTGTTCTTCTGTCAAGCTATCATACCTCTCTTTCGTGCCTGAAAATATGCCCAGCCTGTTTTGTAGCCGTGGCTTTTTGCGTATGCAAGTAAGTCCGCATAGCTGTGGCAATCGTCGGGTGTGCTGAAATCAAGCTTGAATCCCTCAACCTTAATGAGCTTTGCGGTGGTATCGGTTTCAACGGTTCTTTCGGCTGTCGGGAATACATAACCGCAATGCGGACACACGGCTTTCTGCCCTGCCGGCGGTGCTGAAAATGTAAAGAAACATTCGGGACATTGTCTGACCTTTTCCTCCTGCTCCTTTTCGATTTTTTTAACACTCAGCTTTTTGCGTTTTTCAAGCGTCCATTCTCGGTCGTCATCAGGCATTCCGTGCCTTGCATAGTTACCGACATGGTCAATAATTACAGCCCTTTTGTTTGGCTTATAGCGCATACATCGCATTGACTGCTGAATGTAAAGCGTAAGGCTGTGAGTAGGTCGGAGCAGAATTGTACATTCGCAGTCGGGCACATCAAAGCCCTCTGAAATCAAATCCACATTGCAGAGAATTGTAATTTTGCCGTTTCTGAAATCGGCTATAATCTGTTCTCTCTGTGCCTTTGGAGTTGCTCCGTCAATATGCTCGGCTGAAATTCCTGCGTCACAGAATGCCTTCGCCGTTGCAAGACTGTGCTTTACCGAAGAACAGTAACAGACGGCTTTTTTACCGTCTGCAAGCTGTTTGTAATATTTGATAACATCACCGAACACCGTGTTTTTAATCATTGCCTTTTCAATATCCGCTGTTACATATTCGCCCATTTTAGTATGTAAACCCGTAAGGTCGGCGACACTCGGAGCGTAGTAGTCATACGGGGCAAGGCAGTTATGCTCAATGAGCCATTTTGTACTCACCCCGATTATGAGCTTGTCGTTGACATCGCCCAAACCGTCACCGTTTAATCGGACAGGGGTTGCGGTGACGCCAACCCTCGGAACATCCGAAAAATGTTCGTAAATGCGTTTGTAGCTTTGTGCAAGGCTGTGATGATTTTCGTCTGTGATGATAAGTGCGGGTTTTGGCAGTTTCTTCAATCTTCGTGTAAAGGTCTGCACCATACCGATTTGGCACAAATCCATAAGCACACCCCAGCGGACAAAGGTTCTGAATATTTGGTCAACAAGCTCTCTCCTGTGAACAAGGAACAGCACTCGTTTCCCGTTCCAAGTTGTTCGTCTTGCAATTTCTGCGACAATGCAGGACTTTCCGCCACCGCAACCGAGAACTATGCAAGGGGCTTTGTAACCCTCTCGCCAAGCCTGTCTTACCTGTTCAACAAGGTCATTCTGATACGGTCGAAGCTGCATTGCCTGCACCCTCTCTCTGCTTTTCCTGTTTCTTCTGCTTTATTAGCTTTGCAACACACTGCATACAGAGCTGTCTGCCGTAATTTTTTGTTGTGCCGTCAATGATCTGTTTAACGGTGCGTTTACCGTCCGAAAGTATCGGTGCTTTGCACTCATCACAATATTGTTCGGGTTGCATTGAATAGTATGTTCTCAATGCTTCATCAACAATTTTAAGGTCATTTGATATGTACATTGAATCAAACAAGCCTATCGGACTTTTACAGGTATCGTTACCGTCCGTTTGTGTTGCAAAAAGATACTTGCCGTCAACGACAACGGTTTTTAAAACCGTGGTAAACATTCCCTCAACCGAGATTTTTTCGTCAAGCAATTTGCCGATTGTTTTGGCTTTCTGTCTGCCGTTTTCGTCGGTTTCAATATGGCTAAGAAAATAAACAATCGTGTCATTCGGGAGAGTTTCAACCTCTTTCACAAGCTCCCAAAAATTTTTACCGATATCGGTAAACTTCTGAAAGCCTGTTTCCTTGGCTCTTCTCATATATTCGTTAGCCATGAGATACTGTGCGTCATCAACTGCAATCGACTTGCATTTCTGCTTTTTGATAAAGTCCTCAATATCTATGTAGTTGTCGGAATTGATTGAAGAAGTAAATTTTGTTCTGAACGGGAGTGATTTTCCGTTTACATTCACAAGAGCAAGTTCATTTGCTTTGAAATTTCTTAAAGAGGCAGATTTTCCGCTGCCTGAATATCCTAAAACCAATATAGGTAATCCCATAAATAACACCTCACTTAATACTTAATGACTGCTTGGCTTCCATATGTACGAAGGGGATTTCTTCGCCCTTTTTGCAGAGAGCCTTGACATCATTCTTTTTCACTTCGGGCATACTGTACTTTAAGAGGTGGTCAAGGTTTTGTTCCTCCGCCCACTCAACAAATGAAATTTCATCATCAATAACAAGGCTCGGAGCGTTCTTTTTAAGCGACATAACCGCTCTCGGCATATCAATCTTCTGTCTGCCGAGCGCCTGCATTGACTTAAACAGATAGGTTTTAAGGCTCTCCGCCTGCTTTTCTTTTTGTGACTGTCTTTTTGCAATTGCCGCCTTTTCGGCTTTAAGCATTTTAGCCTCGGCAAGAAGCTGTTTGTAGTAGATTGCAATGCTCTCAGCTTTCTCGTCAAATTCGCCCTCAATGCCCGTGAGAGTATCGAACCACGCTGTCAACATCTTGTTGCGGTATGCGTCCACATTGGCGATGATATTGCCGTCATCATCAATCGGCATTCCGTCTGCATTCGTATCAGGTTCCCATTCGTTGATAGCGTCAAACTGATTAAATAAATCCGAGTACATCTCGGTAAGCTCATAAAGTTTCATTTTCGTTTCTCCTTAAAGATTTGTGTTCTGTACGGCAAGTGCATTGATAAGATGTTCAACCTTGCCTTTGAAAAATTCCTTGTCCTGTGACTGCTTGGCAAAATCGAGCATACGGACAAAGCTGTCATATGCAATTGAAAAGTATGCCTTGAAAACATCCTTGTCATCTGATGAACCGTCGGCAGTCTGAACATTTTTCAGCCTTTCTTCATACTCCTCTTTCTGTTTGCGAAGAGCCTCCTGTTTTTCGTCCTCAAGCTGCTTTCTGACGATTTTTTCATTATTGCGATACTCCGCTTCGAGCTCGTCATAATGCTTAATGTTCTCTCTTTCCAAAGCCTTAATCGTTTCATTAAGTCTGCGTTCATTGTCGCTCGGTTCTGCAACGGCAACTTCAATAGGACGGCTTTCAAGCTCCTGAACTTTATTTGTCAGCTTGAAATTTTTGTTCTTTTCCTCTGCAAGCTGATTTTCAATATTGCGGTAGCTTTCTTTTGAAGTGTCCGCCTGTTGCTTGTAATAGTCGGCGTCTTTCTTAGCGTTATTGAGCTGTCTGCAATAGTCAATGCTCTTGTCGGTTGCCTCCTGCTTTTCAGCTTTAAGGCTGTCAATTTCAGTTTTTAACTGCTTGACCGTTGTGTTTTCAAGGTCAAGTTTTTCGGCGATTTCAGCCTGTTCGGGTTCGCTTATGGTAGCGAGCAAAGCAAGTTTTGTAACACCTAAATGTAAACTCGAGTTTACATTTTGAGTGTTTATATTTTCGATTATCGAAATATACTTATGAGCCTGCATTCTGCTGAAACCTACCTCTGTTTCGCAATAGTCCTCAAAGTTCTGATATCCAAGCTCCTTATACAGCTTGTTGTCACGCATTGTTTTAAGTCCGTTGCACATATCCCATATGTTCTGCTGTGCAAGGTTTGCGCTTACGATTATCTTCTGATGAAGCTCTATCGCCTGCTTATGCTGTTCGCTTACTGTTATTTCTGACATTTTTCAACCTTCCTTCTTGTCAATTTGGATTTTGCCTGACATTAAGTCTGGCAACAAAGCATCTCTTAATTCGACTAAATATTGATTTTGCATTGTGTTTAGCAGAGCAATTTGATTTTTCCAAATCGACAAAAAATGAATAAATATATCCGGTAACAATTCTTTATCATTGCACTTAAATGCAAATTCGTTCTTATTTTTGGTGAATTGGATATAATCAGACTTTTCAATCTTAATGCCTAACAATTTAGACTGCTCATCTGCAAGTTGATTTGAATTTTTGAACTCGTTCTTATAAAGCTGAATGTCAAAACCCATTTTCTTAGCAATTGTCTCATTGATTACTAATTTACAAGCATTTTGCATTTTAATGATGTAGTTAATATTGTTGGCTATTTCTTGCAAATCACGATGTTTGTTATCTTCAAAATCTTCAATGCTAACATCAAAAAACATACTCGGAGCGAGCATATATTTCTTTTCTGCTATCTCTGTGTTTGACTTTATCAAAGAAAATTCATTCACTTCTGTTAGGTTTTCGATAACCTGAATGATTTTATTTATATTTTCATCGGACAAAACATTATATTTCTTTTTGTAAGTTCTGTTCGTATGACTTTTACCGCCAAACTGTCCATTTTGTTCTCGCTCTTCAACGACAAAGTTTTGAATGCTATGTATCAGATTCACTTTATCTTTGTTTGCTTTGTTTTTGTTTAAAACCATTATGCAAGTTGATATACTCGTACATTCAAACATATTATTTGGTAAAGTAATAATCGATTCAATCAAATCATTATCAATCAAATATTTTCGTATATCATATTCATTGCGTTGCGTCAATGCGCCCATTGGCAGAATCAAGACTGCTTTGTTTGCTCTTGCAATGCAATTAAAAACAAATGCATAATTTGCATTACTTTCGGGTGGGACAACGGGAAATCTAATGTCATTTTCAAGCGGTAACGGCGGTTGCCATTTGATGTTGTAAGGCGGATTACTTATTGCAACATCACAATGCAGATTGATTTGTTCTTTGCTTGGCAATTCGTCCACTTTGCTATATTTATCATCTGCCGAAAGTTTATATATTTTAAAAAACTTGCGCGTCAATACATCGCCATTTAAAACATAGCCGTTTACATTATGCAAACACAGATTAAATAGTAAAAATGGTATGACTTTTTCATCAAGCTCTTCAACACAAACGAATTTCGCTTTGCTATCTTTTAGCATTTGTACCGTTAAAGCACCGCTACCACCACAACAATCGTAAACCGTTTCACAGTTACCAGCTAAAGCAGAGACTAATTTACAAAGGCTCTTTGGGGTATAATCCTGTTTCTTTTCTGTTCTGTCGGCTTCATAATATTGCCATAACGATTGCAGCCAGTCTTTTGAACCGTCATCAAGTTTTTTATACTCATCAAAAATATAAAAATTTGGCTTTAAAACAACGTCAAGTAAAGCATTTCCGATTTCTGATGTTTTGGTAACATTGAGTAATTCAAAAATTTTGTTCTTAAATTCAAGTAATTCGATAAATATCACTTCCTTCTTGATTTTTTGAGTAAGAAAGGATATAATCAAGGTGGTTATATTGTTTATATCCTTACTATCCGTTGAGGCTTTGCAGAGCTTCAGCGGATTTTTCTTTTTCAGTTGACATTTGAAACACCCATACATTCAAAATTGAATGCTTCGGATTCAGGCGTTTCAAGGGCTTTGAGTTTGCGTTTTAGCTCTCGGTTTTCGTGACGATAACCGCTTGACGCTGTTTTTTCGAGCGCAAGGTCCGTTCTTGCGTTTCTCAGTTCAATGCTGAGATGTCTGTTCTCTGCTCTGAGGTTTTCAATATCTTTGAGCAGCTTTCTTTTTGTCGGGTAATTTCTTAACCGCATTGTTAATGCTCCTTTATGTATTGTCTGATTTCTTCCTTATCAAATCGCCAAAGCTTTCCGATTTTGTGGGCAGGAAGAATGCCCCTTTGTGCAAGCCGTGTTGTGTAATCAACATTAAGTGCAAGCAACCGTGCCACATACGGCACATCAATAATCACAGGCACTTCATTCCAATTGACGATAGGTCTTTCTCTCGGCATATGTACACCTCCTTAATTTTCGTTGGTAATTTTGTCTGAAACGATTTCGACTGATTCAACATCAGCAACGCTGAGAGCCAGCTTGAGCAGTACAACCTCGCTGACCGTTCGTGTTATCTGATAGCTTGTAACATACGGAATTTCTGTTCCGTCAATTTCAAGAAGAAACTTGTCCTTTGTATCAATAAGTTTAAGTTTTGCCATTTTCTCACCTGATTTCTGTTTTACCTATCTTGATTTCTACACCCAAAGCCGTTAAGAGCCTGTCGGCATTTTCAAGAGAAATGCTCTTCTTTCCTTTCTCCCAATACTGAATAGCTCTTTTGGTAAAGCCTGATTTCTTAGCAAGCTCACTTTGTGAAAAGCCTTTCTGTTTCCTGCTTTTAAGCAATATTTCAGCAAATTCATTGATGTGCATTGATTTCACAACCTTTTTATGTTATACTATATTTAGTGGTGAACCCCAATTCACTAACTATATATAGAAAGTGAGGTGAAATTAATATGAATCATTCATCACTTAAGAAAAGTTTAATAATAGCTATGTCTTGTGTTCCGGAAGTCGAAGGTTTAGAAAAAAACGACTTGATATTAACAACTTCTGCTGGAATCATTTCAGGCAAATTACCTTCTGAGCAGGAAATAGACGATGAAAAATCTTTGTACGGCGTTTTATATAAGATTTGCAATAATACTAAAGAAGAATACTTAAAAAATATTTCTTCTACAGATTCCGAACCTGTAATTGTTGGTAATGATGGTTACATAATTTTAAAAGATGTAAAAATAAGGTCAACATCATCCAATACAATTACTCATATGCCCTTTATGGTTGTATTCTACGACCAAATCATCGGCGTTACTGTTGGAAATATTAACTGATGTTATTTTTGTTTGCTGACTTTGTACTTGCGATACAAGGTCAGCAATTTCTTTTGATGTACCTTTTACTGTTATTTCCACTTTATCTCACCTCCTCACGCTGTTTTCTGTAAATAAAGCAATGTGTTATTGTTTTAAACGACCTTGTATGGTAATATTAAACAAAGGAGTGGTACATATGCTTGATAAGAAATGCAGAAAGATTGTAAAATGCTGTTTAAAATATTATCCTGACGAAAGAACTATTCAAACAATAGATTTACAAAAACACCTAAATTTCAGCAAGATTGAAATACGCTATTGCTGTCAGAGATTGAATAAATTAGGTTTCTTTGATTCATTTCAAACTTCAATAGAAGACACGGTTCATTTTGTTCCGAGTTATAAATTGTTTAATTATAAAGAACACGAAAGAACGAAGATTAAAGAGTTTTTGATAAACTCCGTAGCAATACCCGTCATCGTGTCAACACTATCAAGCATACTAATAACGCTGATAACACTGATGATATCAGGGATACTGCAATAGATGTAAAAATCGGGTGTTTCATTAACCGTTCAAGGATAAACACCTTATCTCACCCTCCCTTTTTTAGTGTAATAGTTGCATTTTGTAACATTTTTGAAATAGTCACAAAATTATTTGACAAAACATAAATATTCTTGTATTATCGTTAAAGAAAGTAATATATTTACAGAAAGGAACATATTTATGGATAAACTTTACTTTAGCAATAATGCCGATGAAAATGCTGAAATTGATTTTCAGCAAATGCAATTAAACATTTCCCGTAATTTTGCCCTATTAGCTGAAAAATTGAAACCTATGTATGCTGAATTAGCAAAGGAAATGAGTAAAAATATCGGACACGCACTTACCGAATCGTTAGCAAAACCGCTTGAATCCATAAGGATTACTTACACATTTTCTCCCGAAGTTATTAAAGCGTTTCAAGAATGTATAGAAAGTTACTCTAAAAAATTTCAGTTTCCGCAAAACAACCACGAAATAACTGTTAATTTAAGCAATGACGATATAAAAGTTATCAATAATTTCAACATAAATATCAACAATTATACAGTCACCGATAAATCAAATGAAAGCAAGAAAGTTTTCACTTATGAACGAGTTATAGCTTTTCTGAATTTATTGCTTTCTATCATTTCTTTAATTCATACAGACAGCAATCAACCTACCTGTCTGTGTGCTGAAACACAACAGGCTGTTGTTCAATTGCAAGAACAAATTGACGGAACAAATAACTTGATAGATAAATTTGTCAAACAATTAAATGAGTCCACAGATGATGAAATTACTTCTGATGATTCGGAAGTATTGAATGAAGAAGATTATTCAGATTCTGAATAACTGTCTCCGTACAAATCACCTTGCACCTGAGGCTTCTTATCATAGACTGCTGTAATGTAATCATAATCACAAACATTAAATTGATAGCAAATTGTACCCAATCAATGTTACCTATAAATAAGCAGTTTGATAATTCATTCATTTTCTCACCCCCTAATAAGAATATAAGGGCTGAATAGAAATGCACTCTATTCAGTTTTTTGTTGGATTGTATATCTCAGTTTTGAGATGTTCAAGCTAAAAAAATATGGACTTTCCGCTTATCATCAACGATATTAAGGATTTCACAAATCATTGTAGCCTCATCAACCGTAAATTTGGTCTTGCCTGAAATCTTCGATGAAAGCGTATTTACTGACATATTCAGCTTTTCGGCAAGTTTTGCTTGCGTATATCCTGCTTCAACTATCGCTCCTTTGAGCATAGGTGTGTTAGTCATCTTTCTCACCTCCGTTCATCTCATTATTGAGATGATTATATTATATACGACCTATCACCTAAAGTCAACCCTTTTTTGAGATAATTTTTAATTTTTTTGGTATTTTCTATTGCAAAATTGAGATTGATATGTTAATATAATGACAAACAAGGTGGGTGTTAAACAATGACAGAAGAAATTAGAAATATAGTAAAACGATTAAAAGAGAGTATCTTAAAGTCAGGTTATTCTTATGCTGAATTAGAAAAATTAACAGGTATATCGAGATCATCATTACAGAGATATGCTAACGGAGTTACCGCCAAAATACCAATTGACGCCATTCAAATTATAGCAAAGGCAGTTGATGTTGAGGCGGAGTATATTCTTGGCTGGGACGATAAATCGAATCCTACTAATATAAAAAAACAGCAAGACGAACAAGCAACCCCACTTCCGCAAACAAATGTATTTATGCGACCGGTATATGACAGCATTTCGGCAGGGTTCGGAGCAGTTGCTCAGGATGTGCCTGTTGAGTATATGCCTACATACATCACCTGTCCGTCGGAACAGGATAAATATATATGGATAAATGTTCACGGCGATTCTATGAGCCCTCTGATTGATGACGGCAGTAAAATCCTTGTTAAAAAACAATCTTCCGTTGACAGCGGTCAGATTGCCGCAGTCCTAATCGACGATGAAGAGGCTGTTGTTAAAAAGGTCCTTTACAACGATAACACCGTTGAGTTGCATTCAGTCAACCCCTACTATCCCCCACGAGTGTTCAAAAATAACGACGTCACCCGTGTTCAAATCCTCGGTCTTGTAAAAGAAGTAAGTAAATCACTGCAGTAAGGAGAGTAACTATGGCAAACAATTCACTTATAACATTAAACTGCCCGAATTGCGGCAGTCAGCTCGAAGTTAATTCTACAGAGATGAAAACCAACTGCAAATATTGCGGCACTCAAATTCTTATTAAGGATTTCATTACCGAACGCAGAATTGATAAAAATGACAAAATAAAGGCACTTGAAGATTTGGTAAACAATGCGGCAAATAACGGCGATTATGCAAAGGCATATAAGTACAGCGAAGATATTTGCAAGCTCGATTCATCAAATGAAAACCTTGTCAAGATGAACCTTTTCGGCTTTATGGCAGGCAAGATTGAATTTAACAGTTCATTGCTCGATGATTTGTACTCGTTTTCTCCTGATGAGCACAGAAGCTACCTCAGCAGGATTTTAGGGGCAGTCAACACCCGTAAGCAAAACGAGCTTGACAAGGCTCTCAAAATTGCCAATGAGCAGAGAAGAAGAACCGAGGCGGCTCAGATTAACAACAAATATACCCCTGTTATTTTTCAGATAAATACCGAGATAAACAAGATGAAGCAAAAGCGTTGCAAGTGCGGTCATATGCTTGAATACAACGAAAATGTTTGTCCGAGCTGCGGTATGAATTACGGTGACTATCAAACTGAACTCATCCGTATTAAAAAGGAAAAAAACAAAAAAATGGTAAAATTGGGCATAATCATCGGCGTGCCTGTTGTAATTGCCATAGTCGTTTTTGCATTTGTTCACAACGCAAATCTTGTGAACAATATAAATACCGCAATTGACAGCAAGAATTATTCAAAAGCTGAACAGCTGATTGACGGCTATCAGGAGGCTAACCCTACACGAACAGATGTTTATGAACTCTACGCTGACCTCTATCTTGCAGAAAACAACCCCGAAAAAGCCATTGAAAAGCTTGAAGAAGGAGTCCGCCGTGTTTCTTCATCAGGCAAAAAAGATTTGCAAAATAAAATTGACGCAATCAAACAGGAATATAATTTGGAATAATCCCATGCCAAACCGTTGCCACAGCCCCATACACCGACAGCCATGGTCTGCCGATTAAATAGAATAAATAAAAAAGACCGCTACAGCTGGCACTATGAGCGGTCACAAAAAGGTATGCGAGAAGTCTGCACTCCTCTTAATTATTCTACATTTTATTACATTGTTCAAATCCTCGGTCTTGTAAAAGAAGTCAGTAAATCGTTACAGTGAGAAAAGCTGTTTCACTGTAACAGTTAAATTTGTAAAAATATATTGATTTTGTGAATTTATCGGTGTATAATTATATTCAATTCGTAAAAACAGCCTATTTTTACGAATTGCTTTTCTGATATATGCGTATAATTGTTAAATTACGGCATATAATACTTATTGGAGAGGTGATACATTTGGGGTATAAATCTTTAGATAAGCTGTTTTATTCTGACAAAGAAAATTATGAAAAAATTTACAACGAAAGGTATAAAAGCGAATACGCAGTACACTTAGATTTTCTGATACACGATAACCCTGCTTTTTTTGTGATGATACCCGAATTTATTACGAAAATTCGTGACATTTATAAAACCGATAAGCAAATCAAAGCTTTAAGGGATTCATTACCCGAAAAAGCAATTGACCATTTCGCTATCAGATGTTTGGTTGATGAAATTGTAAAGACAAATGATATTGAAGGTGTTTACAGCTCAAGAAGAGAAATTAACAGTGTCTTGTCAGAACTGGAAACAAAGAGCCATGGGAAGCGTTTTATGGGGCTTGTGCAAAAATATCTTATGTTGCAAAAAAATGAAACTATGTCCTTTGACACCTGCGAAGATATCCGCAACCTGTACAATGATTTAGTATATTTTGAAATTGAAGAAGATAACCCGTCTGATTTGCCTGACGGTAAAATCTTCAGAAAAGATTCAACAAGCGTCCTCAGTGCAACGCAAAAAGAACTTCACAGAGGAGTTAATCCCGAAGAAAAAATTATAGAGTGTATGAATAAAGCGTTGGCAATACTTAATGACAAAAGCATTGAGTGTGTTTTCAGAATATCAATTTTTCATTACCTCTTTGGTTACATTCATCCTTTCTATGACGGCAACGGAAGAACATCTCGTTTCATCAGCAGTTACTTGTTGTCAAAAGAATTTGAATCAATTATCGGTTACAGAATGTCTTATTCTATTAAAGAGAACATAAACGATTACTACAAGGCATTCAAGGTGTGTAATGACCCGAAAAACAAGGGAGATTTAACTCCTTTTATAATTATGTTTACCGATATTATTGATGATTCGTTGCACAAGTTGGTGTACGCTTTGGAGAAAAGATTAGAGCAACTGACACATTACGGAAAGTGCATTATCTTTCTTCCTAAAGGCGCCGACGAAAAATATAGTGATCTGTATTTTTTGCTTATTCAGGCAAGTTTGTTTTCCGAAAGCGGAATAAGCACAAAGGAACTAATGGATGTTATGAAATTAAGCAGAAGTACAGTTACAAACAGGTTAAACACCCTGTCCGATTACGGTTTAATAATCAAAAAAACTTTAGGCAATATCCGTTGCTACAGTCTCGACATAGATAAAATAGATACAATAATGGAAAAGATAAATAAATAAATAAAAAAACCGCCCTGACCTGTTGGCGCAAGTCGGAGCGGAAACCACCACACAGGGTGCAGTGATACTACTAAAAGCAATAATATTGTATCACACTCCCCTGAATTTTTCAAGTTTTGAATATCAGGGGATTTTTGCACCCTTTTTTAAGCAAAAGGAGTGTATAAAATGAAAAAACGCAAAGACGGGCGCTATCAGAAGAACATCTATATCGGACGAGATGAAAACGGTAAACGAAAGTACAAATCCGTATGTGGCACATCACGAAAAGAGGTTGAAACGCTTGCCGCCGAATTAAAACAAAAACTCGGCAAAGGCATAGATATCTCATCTGATGATACATACGGATGTTGGAAAAAGCGCTGGCTAACGGTTCAGAGGTCACTGCAAACACCACAGCAATACAAAACGCTTGAACGGTATCTCAAACATTTTACAGAGCTTGAACCTTACAAAATCAACAAGCTGACGATTGCCGACTTTCAGGAAATCGTGTTTGACTTAGCCGCTAAGAACCCTACGACAGGCAAACCCACAGCGAAAAAGTCGCTGAAAGAGTTCATCGCAACCGCAAGCCGAGTGTTTGAGTATGCCATTGAAAACCGAGCTATCGACTTCAACCCACTGAAATATGTCAAAATATCAAAGAATGCGGCAAAAAAGAAAGAGCGCAGAGCTTTGTCACCCGAAGAGCAAAAGCTAATAATCAACACTCCTCACAGAGGAAGATTGCCGGCAATGATTATGTTGCTTGCAGGACTGCGAAGAGGTGAATGCCTCGGCTTGCAATGGGCGGATATTGACTTGAAACGCAACAAAATAAATGTTCATCAGACTTTGGTTCTTGACGGAAACAATTCTTACATAAAAGCAGGAGCGAAAACAGAAGCAGGTGTCCGCAAGGTTGATATTCCGACCGTTCTGTCAGACTATCTGAAAAGCCTTGCACCCCACTCCCCATTTGATTATGTAGTCACAACCACCAAAGGCAAACTTATGACAAATTCAGCGTGGCGGAGATTGTGGGAGAGTTACATCAATTGCCTAAACCTCGAAGCATTCAATTCACAGCAAGGCAAAATTGTCGGCATTGCTCCACGCAGTAAATACTGCCCCGACGGTATTCCGCAGGTCATAGAACCGTTTACAGCTCATTGTCTTAGACACACCCACGCAACAAATCTTTTCTATTCGGGCTATGATATTCTCTACATTCAACACCAGTTAGGGCATACCAAACCCGAAACCACCTTGAACATTTACACGCATTTAATGCAAGATGATACTGAAGCACCTGCGAAAAAACTTGATGATTTTCTCAATCGTAAAATAAGCTAAAAAATAAATGCAAGGCAAATGTTAGGCAACTGAACTTGAAAAGTCCGATAAACACTAAGCTTTTCACACATTTATTAAGTGGTTTGGGACCAAGATGCCGCAGGTTCAAGTCCTGTCACCTCGACCAAAAAAGGTGGTTTTTTAACCACCTTTTATTTTTTGTTAAAATTACTTAAAATGCCTTAAAAGTGGCTTAAACACTGGGTTTTTGAGATTTCAAAAATTCAGTTGAGTAATTTTGAATTAAGTTAAAACAAGATAAAATGCAGTCAAACTTACTGTCATTTTAGTTTGCCTGCCGATTTTCAAGGAAACAAGATAATATATTTTTAAAATTTATTACACCGTAACACAAAAGATTTTTTATTATTAAAACAACAAAGAGGTTAAGCAACTTTTTCTAATGCTTAACCTCTTTTTTTATTTTGTTGATTACAGAGCATTCCCTTATCATAACTACCCTCTTCGGGGTTATAACTTTTCATATAAATATCTCCTTTAATATGTTTATATTATACCATATATTATAACTAAGTTAAATACTTTCTTTAGTATAATATTTATTTTTAGCATAGAAAAAGAGGGTTCATAAAGAACCCTCTCTTCCCAATAATTATTTTAAGGATTTATACTTGCTATCGAATTAATACCAACCTGCTTTTCTAACAAGAACTTTCTTATCCCAGTTATCATTTGCAGATACTTCTTCGTCATAGGCTTTTGTAATAGTTTCTGTATAAGCTTCTTTCCAATAACCATCTTCTACTGTCTTTGTGCCTGTCTGTACATATTCCTTCTCGTGATGATATGCACCTGCACCATTTGTCTTTAATTCCCAAGTAAGATGAGTTTTTCTCTGGTTAGCATCTGTCATTTTCATACCGCAGTTATTACATACATCGTATCCTACCCATTCATATACTGGTTCCTCGTGAGTACCTGTTACAATCCACTCTTTATCGTGATGTTTTGTCACTGCATCGTGGTGCTTATAGTACTTATATACCGCCTCGTGATATGTCTTACCTTCGTGGGGGTCTTTAGTCGCTGGCTGAACCTTTGAAGATTCGCTCGGCTTAGATGCTGGCTTCTGAGTTGGCTTCTGATCATTCTTTGAAGTATTTGTTTTTGAAGATGAATTGTCCTTCTTAGTATCAGCCTTTGAAGAAGTGTTGTCTTTCTTTGATGTATTTGACTTGGTATCTTCTTTCTTTTCGGTGTTACCCTTGTTGCTGTTATTGTTGTTAGATACTGTAGTTTTTACATCGTCAACCTTAACTGTAACTGTCTTACCGTCATTGGTTTTTACTTCTACTTTACCGTCTTTTACTTCGACTTTCTTACCATTCTTGTCTGTGATGTTGCCGTCTTTGTCAATTTTTAGACCGTTATCCTCAATAGCCTTGCTGACCTCAGATGATACAGTTGAAGTCTGTACGGTTGAAGATATTACTGACGGTTCTGTCGGTTCTTTCTCAGCGTTACAGCCTGCAAGAATGCTTATGCCGACTGCTGATATGCCTGCAAGT